CAAACACAAACACACACAAACACAAACACACACAACTCGCGAAATGCGCGCCGATAGGTACTCTAGGGACGCCCGTAACAAGGTGAAACCTGGTAGGAACCCCATCGGCGCACCCGTTCAACGTCATTTTGGGGATGAGATGGATGAAGAAGACTTCGACACGGACGGGCGCTTGTGCGTCATTCCGGTCCGAGAGTTCAGCTCGACGGTGGTCAACACCTTTGATGTACTCAACGACGCCGTGTTCGACGAACCTGTGGGTCCGGTTAACCAACTGGGCCCTTGCATAGCAGGTGCCGTACCGGTGGTCACAACCGAAGACTTCGATTCTTACACAGCCGCGTTCAAGAAGCGTGCTGGGGCTCAACCCGATATCAATGACAACTGTACACCCACCTTCCAGAAAAACGCTAACAAGCTATGGGACGACCTTGGGGAACAATGCAAATGGGAGAATTTTGATGTGGACGATGATCTGGTAGAGGAGTGGCTGCAGTCTATGGATGCTGGGAAGAGGGGGCGGATGAGGTGCGCTCTTGACTCAATGTTCAATTACGAAGACGACGCAGCATACCTCGCCAGCAAGTCACTATCAGTGAAGATTGAAGTTCTGATGAAGCGTTACGATAAGGAGTGGGCACCTCGGCTGATCTATGCCGGAAACGACCACTTCAACGCTTTGACGGGACCCGTCGCCATGGTGCTCAACAAGCGCCTGGCGGCAACCTTCGCTGAACATCGTCTAGGCAGCGTAGATTATCGGATGGCGTACGCCACTGATGATGTCCAGCTAGCTGCCCACCTGTCGGATAACGTAAATGAGTATCCACATGGTGCAGAGGGAGACTTCTCGGCCAATGATTTGCGCCAGAGGGAGTTCGCAGCCGACCTGTTCGATAAGGCTGCTGGAGTGTTAGGCGCCCCTTCGTGGTTCAGGAAACTGTTGCTCGATCAGAAACATTATCGAGTGTACAGCACGAAGTATGGGCACGCCGCTGAGTTGGACCACCAACTCGCAACTGGAACAACCATTACGACACCGAGGAACACGGTGTGGAACGCTACCAACTTCTCCGAATATTGCATGGTAACAGGCAATGCAGGAGTGGCGGTGGTGCTCGGAGATGACCTGGCGGGGCAAACAGCCAAGTTGATTGATTCGGACCACTGGTCGGCACATATCGCCGGTGGGTCAAAGATGAAATTAACTGGTTGCGCGCCCCAACTCTCCGGGAAGATGACTTTTCTTAGTCGTCGTTTCTGCACCAACACTGAAATCCCTTGTATGATGCCTAAGCTAGGCAAAGCTCTGGCGCGATTCAATGTTCGCGCGTCCAAGAACCAGGGACTGACCGACTCCGCGTACATGGCGGGGAAGGCACTTAGCTATGCTTACGAATTTAGACATTTCGAATACTGGAGGGACCTTTTCTTGGAACGTTTTGAGCAAGAACAAGACAATGCAGCTATATGTCTCAGAGAGGTGAGTTGGTTTTCCAGGAAGGAACTCCAGCTTGACTCCCTGTCACAGGCTGAAGGCATCAAGGCACTGTTGGCTTCCGTTCGGGAGTGCCCCGTGATCGTTCCTCGCGACGATTACATTGAAATGATGCTGGACGCTTACGGTGACTCCTTTGAGATATGCCAGGCCGAAGATTTGGGACGCCGCATCATAATGGGCGACACTATCGAGCTGCTAGACAATGTTGACGGACTTGAGGTGGATTGGGAATGAGAAGTCGCTACGTGAACGGGCGCGCTATATGGGGGATGCTCCTACCTTTA